GATTTTTAAAAAAGAAACGATACAGCTAGTGGGAATGCTCCGAAGAGTATATGGAATGACCGATATGGCTTTGCTGCAACATGGGTCAACGGTGGGAAGCATGAGAGCATATGACATTGAAAAAACTCGGAAGACTTATGAGAGCGCATATAACGAGGTTATCAAAGACGTAATTTGAGTACGTAAGGGTCTTTTTGTGGACTTGATTGCCTCGAAAAAAAACCAGCAATTTAACTAAATCAACAACTTAGGTTTTCTCAGCTTTGATTTTTAGGCCGCAGCGCGGCCTGAGTCCACAAAACGGACTTTCTTTTTGCATATGCCCTCATATGATTATACGGTAATGCACAAATACAAAATAACAATTGAAAAGCAACCAGACGAGGAAACAACCGATGTGTACTTTGAATGTGCCCTCGGTGACGGCTTATCTTTTAATTTTGAGAGTGAGGAGGTTGCGCGGCAGTTTGCCGGTAATCTCGAAGACTTGCTTTTAGATTATTCTATTTCGCCAGAGATTTCGGACCCCAAAGCGGCATAGCCAGCAAGGTCAATCCAAGAGTCCTCGTGGTTTGCGTTCCGTTTTAGTCGGGCAATCTTGAGTAAGCTCAAGAGGCACGACACATCGCTTTTGGTAAGGTCTTGATCTAAATAGGCCGACCAGAGCTGAGCAATATCATCGAAATTTTTTGAGGCAGAACCGTATTGTTTCGCACGGTCTTTGCTAATCAAATGTCCAGCAATAGCCAAGGTTGATAGCCTAGTGGGTTGCTGTTTTTTTTGCTTAGGTTTTTTGCAGCAACACTCACACAGGGTAATGACTTCGCCATCGCGCAGAAACCCGTTGCCTTTACATTTTTGGCAAATCTTACTCATGCAGCGGTGCCATAAAGGCGCTCAATCTCAGCGCGAGGCACTAGATATTTCTGGCCGTCTTTAAGCGCGTGTATTTGTTTGCTGTGTATCAAACGCAACGTTTTTTTATAGGCGACTGTGTTTCGAGTGCCAAACAAAAGCTCCGCTGCTTCGTATACCGTCAGGAGAGCGGTCATCATATGACCCAACTCGCCCACAAATTATCATCAAAAGCAGACAAAACAATAAACACGCAATAGATCATGGCCATCGCAAGAGCTAAGACTAAGGCTTCTCCGAATACTCGTAGCATCATTATCACCTCCAATATTTGAGGTAATAAAATGTTACGTTTCGTACAATGTCAAGTAAAACTTAACCGTAGTAACTGCCAATTACGCTGTGTAGTGCATGAACGTTGGCCGAATCAAAAGTTATTTGTTTGTCAGGATTGTGCTGTTTGGCGATCAGTTTTGTATCGCTTGCGCTCACATATTCTAACACAAAGGCGTGCCGCTGATCATTGACGTTAAGCTGCACTACAACATCACTACCTTTTTTAACAGGCCGATGCGGATGCAGAAAAACAACCTCACCGGCGTTGAATCTCGGCATCATCGCATCGCCTACGATGTAAACCGCGTAGGCATCGGTGACATTCGCAACAAAAGACGGAGCATCAAGCTGATCAATGGCCGTGGTTATATCAATGATTTGTGCGCCGAGTCCCGCCTGTGCTGCGCCATATAACGGCAACTTTTTGCCTTGAGGTGCTGTGACAGGAAAGTCCATGCCCATTACCTCTTCAAGTCGCACACCGAGTTCCTTTGATATTTTTTGCGCTAGGCTTGACTTCGGTTCTGCCCCACCAGCGCGGGTATAACGCCGCAGAGTATGCGGCTCAACGCCTATGCGCCTTGCAAGCTCTGCCACAGTTATATTTTGTGCAGCCGCCAATTGTTTAATTTTGTTCATGTGTATGTCCCTGTCATGCACAATGGGTCACAAAATGTAACTTTTAGTAACATTAAAAAAAACTTATTGCACCTTTTATTTTAATGGCGTATTACGAAACGTAACGAAACGTTACGGGTATACACTATGTTGTTTGCGGATTGGCTCGAAACACAAAACCTGACGAGAAGGCAAGCGGCCAAACTTTTCGGCACAACAAGCGTGTGCATTTACTACTGGGCAAGCGGCAAGCACCGCCCAAGCCCCGATCACACCAGAATTATTGAGTTTGTAAGTGAAGGTCAAGTCACCGCCGGTGATTTGCAACGCGCTTACGAACTGGCGAGAGAGAATAAAAATGTCGTCGCGTAACATAGCACGAGGCCGCGAACTGGAAAATGAAGTAGTGGTGGTGGCTAAAGCCGCTGGCCTCAGTGCGCGAAGAGTCTTTGGCAGTGGCGCTTATAAGAATCAGCTTGGTGAAGACTACGCCGGTGATGTGGTGGTCGAGGATTTGCGCCTTGAATGCAAGCGCAGAAAATCCGGGTTCAAGCTTCTGTATGACGCATTCGATCAAGACAATGCAGATGTTGTGTGTGTCAGGGCTGACCGCTCTCCACGTCTTTATCTGCTGAAAGAAGCAACGTTTTTTAAACTAATAAAGAAGGAGGAAAAGAGTGAAGCTGTCACAAATAATTAAAGGCTCTGCGATGGCACCGCCGAGGGTGCTGCTGTACGGGCCAGCCGGGGTAGGGAAGACCACCTTCGGTGCGTCTGCGCCCGATCCTATATTTATACAGACTGAAGATGGCGCTGATGTCGTTGGCGCACACCGGTTTGAGTTGGCGGAAAGTTACGACGATATCGAGGCCGCACTTCATGCGCTGTTAAATGAGACGCATGAGTATCAAACGGTTGTCATTGACAGCCTTGATTGGCTCGAAACCTTAATCTGGCAGCGCATCTGCGTAACACAAAAGATTACAAGCATAGAAGCTCTCGGCTATGGCAAGGGCTATGTCTTTGCGCTCGACGTGTGGCGCAGCTTTTTGGACAAGCTTAACCAATTGAGAAAAGCCAAGGGCATGGCAGTTATCATGCTGGCACATTCTCATATTAAGAGGTTCGAGGATCCTGCGAGTGAGGCTTATGACCGTTACGAAATAAAGCTTCATAGAAAAGCCGCAGATGTTTGCATGGAGTCCGCTGATCTCATCGGGTTTGCAAATTATAAGACAAGCACCAAACAGATCGATGGCGGGTTCGGTCGTAAATCTACCCGTCCTGTAGGGACCGGTGAGCGGGTTTTACACACCGCAGAGCTACCGGCATTCATCGCAAAAAGCCGATACCCCATACCAGCGGAGTTGCCGTTGAGTTGGCGTGTTTTGATTGCAGAAATAACCAAGAAAAAGGAAGCCGCATAATGGTTGCATTGAATTTTGATACCTCAAACATAGAGACAAGTGATTTTAGCCCCGTTGCACCCGGCATTTATGACGGTGAGATTGTTGCAGCAGAGCAGCGCACTAGTGCTACGAACAATGAGTATCTAAGCCTACAGATTAGATTAGGAAATAACCGTCTCGTTTTTGACAACCTAAACTTGTGGCACAAAACATCGGAGGCTGCGGTCGAGATTGCCAAGAAAAAGCTTGCAGAGATTGAACAGGCGCTCGGTACAAAAATTCGTGATAGTGAGCAGATGCTTTGTAAGGCTCTCAATTTTAGGATTGGAGTGCAGAAAGACGATGCCACCAAAAACGAAGTCCTTTCCTATATGAAACCGGATGACATGGCTCCACCGACTCAGGCCCACCAAGCTGAGTCGGGTACGTCTGCATCACCTGCGGCTCCCTGGCGTAGTTGATGTAGATCCCGGGGGGCGGCTTATGCTGCCCCCCATTTTGACATGGAAATAAAAATCACAGATCCCACACTAGACCGCGCTGACCGTGAGCTTGAACTGAGAGAAGCGAAGCGCAAGCCGAGAGGCTATCTCGGTATGAGCAGCATTGGTGACTGCCCTCGCAAAAGTGCTTACCGGCACGCGATGGTTGGCGGCAAGCCTTTCACGGCGACCACACTGAAAAACTTTGCGGACGGTCATAGAACGGAAGACCTTGTTATTGAGCGTCTGCGTTTGGCAGGGGTTACGGTTATGGATGTTGACCCCGAAACCGGCAAGCAGATCGAGGTTATGGATCATGACGGTCACTTTGTAGGCCATCTTGACGGCGAGATATTCAATCTGGTGCAAGCGCCGAAAACGCCGCACGTCCTCGAAGTTAAATGTGTAAGCGACAAGCGGTTTGCGGACTTTGTAAAGCTAAAAGAAAAGCAGGGTGAGAAGGCAACGCTCAAAGCATGGTCAGAAACCTACTACGCACAGCATCAGGTTTACATGCTGTATCGTGGTCGCAAACGCGGGTACATGGTTGTTGCCAGCGCCGGTGGCAGACAGTGGGACAGTTGCCGCACTGAGTTCGATAAAGAAGCCGCTCTGTTTTATGTGGAGCGTGCGCGAAATATTATTTACGGCTGTGACGACCGCTTACCTGACCGCATCGCAGAGAGCGCTTCTTATTATATGTGTCGCTGGTGCGAGTTTAGCTCTGTTTGCCATGAGGGCAAAGCACCGCTTAGGAATTGCCGCTCTTGTGTTTGGGTTGAGCCGATTGCGAGTGGCGCGTGGCACTGCCGGAGGCACAAACAGGATCTCGATTTTGAAAAGCAAATGAAGGGCTGCGCGGACCAGCGTTACA